TGCGATCGTGAAAGGCCGTTCGTTTCCGAATGCCATGCCCGCTACCTGCACTTCGTTCGCGTTGGTCAGGGCCAGTTCCACAACTCCGCCCGGCTGGTCCGCCTTGAGCGTTTCTGAGCCGTTTGCGGTATCGATCAGCGTCCAGGTGTTCGTCACGTCGATTGCCTTGCCGATGAAATGGTCTTCCCAGTACACGCCGGCCAATGCGAGCGCTGTGGCATGTTCATTGTAGGGATCGCGGAACCGGATGCGTTGTCCCTCGCCGCTGTAATGCCCTTCTATCTTCGTTTTCGTCGCCATGTTGCCCTCCTTGAAAGGGAGCGGCCCCCTGGCAGGGGCCGCCCGGGTTGATCGTTATCCGGATGGAGTCCGGATGCTCATGCTATGCTATTGCCGTGGCGCTCTGATCGGAGGGATAGCGCGCTCCGGACAGGATCGCAACCGCCGAGGCGATGACGCTGTTTGCGCCGTTCGTGAGCGAAAGTTCGATGAAGCCATAGCCGGAGGTAAGCTCGGCCGCATCGATCTCGATCACGTACATGATATTGTTTGCGGCGTCCGGCGTGGTCCCGGCTGCTGCGACTGCCGTCCTGGCTCCGAGAGTATCTCCCGAGGCCGTTTCTTCCTTGTAGATGTTGTGCGCGATGGCCGTGCCCGCGCCCGCGCCGGTCGAGAAGGACGTGCACTCGTTCACGATGATCTTGGTGAAGGCAGCGGCGCTCACGCCGATCTGCACGATGATGGTGGCATGGGCATAGTTTTCCATGCTGAAGATGTCTGAATAGACGCCGCCGGTGATGTCGATAGGCGGAAGGATGTTGACTACATGGCACTCTTCCGCTATTACGCAACCTTTTGCTCCCATGGTATATTCTCCTTTTCGTTAAAATGGCCCGGCCCGAAGGCCGGGGATGGCCCGGTACTATCTCGATGCCAGCGCGACGAACGGCGAGACCTTGAAGGTCGAGGCCGCCTTGTACGGCGTGATCGAGGACTTCGGAATGGGCTGGCCGTTGTTCCTGGTGGTCCAGCGGAACGCCGTCTGGTCGGTCAGGAACTGGACATGGATGCTCTGGGCCGCCTTCAATCCGCCCTTGGTGATGACCCCGTACTGCTTCATATTGGCGAAGATGATGTCGCCGATCGTGCCGAGGGCAGAGGCCTGTTCGATGGGAACGATGGGACGGCCATGGATGGTGCCGTAGGGAGCACCGGCAATGCCGCTCGGGGGCATGAACACCGGGACTGCCGCTGCGCCTGCGCCGCGGACCATGCCGAAGAGCTGGGGCCAGATCTCCATGTTGATGTACCACTCGGCGCCGGGAAGCTGCCGGGCGGGCATGCGGGCGAACATGTTATCGAGGTTCTCGGGAACGATGGTTTTGGTAAGCTGGCCGGTTTCCGCGGCCACGGACACGAGTGCGCCGCTTTCCAGGATGCCGAGCATCTGGCCCGCTCCGCTGCCGCGCACGATCTCGTCATCGATCACGAACCCGAATTCCTCGGCAAAGGCGTTCGACGCGATGTTTTCGAGGGCGGCTGCGTCCTCGATGAGTTCGTCGGTAGCGTAGAAGATGCCCATGATCTTTTCGAGCTTCATGGCCCAGCTTCCGAGCTTCGGCTTTTTGGCCGTTATGCCAGCGGCTTCATTGGTCCGGTAGACCTGGACGCCGCCGAAGCGTGAACCGGTTGCCCGGCTGGTTTCATCAACCACGGGGGCATCGATGCCGTTTCCGGATACGGGGATCTCTCGGCATTTCGGCATCAGGATGGAGGTTTCGTGGGTGAGTTCCAGGAGCTGCGTGGTGAAGTCGCTCTGAACGAGGAATCCGCCGTCTGACGGGACCGTTTCGGAACCGCCCAGCGGGGCGTTGTAGACCTCTTTCAGCCTCTGGTCCACCTGTCCGCGGGCGGAGGCGACGACCGCTATGAGCTGCTCACCGAAGCTGCGGAAGGGCTTGCCTTCGTGGTTCGGGGTGACCTTGATGTTGAGCGGCTCGCCGGGGGCGCTTGACTTCTTGATGCGGTTCAGGATCTCCTGGCGGAGCTGGTCCTCGGTCCAATCGTTCTCGACCGCGTGTTCGGCGAGCTCGACGAACTTGAATTCCTTGCCGACTGCACGGAGCGCCTTGACGCGGAGAAGTTCATTTTCCCTGGCCTGCTTTACGGATGCCTGTGTCTGCTGCTCCTGATCGCAGACAGGGCACGCATCTACCACCATGTCAACGGTGGGGTGCTTTTTACATTTCATCTTGATTACCTCCTTGGGTTTAATGGGTGCTGCGTTGGGTGCTGCCGGCGCTGCCGGCGGCGCGGATGCGACGGGTTTTGCCATGGCGAGGATCCGGCCGATGACTTCCGCCTTGTTGACGGATGCGGCCATCTCCATCGGCTTTTCGCATTCATCGCAGAAGCCCTTTTCAAGCGCGTCCTTTGCGCTCATCCAGGTCTCATCGGTCATGATCTGGCTGATCTCCGCGTCGTCCAGACCGGTCTTGTTCCGGTATGCCGCGATGATGCCGAGCTTGATCGTGTCGAGCGCATCGGCTGACTTCCTCATGTCCTCTGCGTTGCCCATGGCGATGGTCCAGGGGTCATGCACCATCATTGTCGCGTTCTCGGGCATGATGATGGTGTCCCCGGCCATGGCTATGACGGATGCGATCGACGCCGCAAGGCCGTCAATGTAGACGGTCTTCGTCGCCTTGTGGTTCTTGAGCTGGCTGTAGATGGCCTGGCCTTCGAATACGCTGCCGCCCTCGCTGTTGATCCGGATGTCGAGCTGGTCGATGTCGCCCAGCTCTTTCAGGTCCTTGGCGAACTGCTTCGCGCCGATCCCCTCGGACCAGAACCCGCCGCCGATCTGCTCGTAGATGAGGACCTCGGCTGCCTTGGGGCCTTTGGCCTTCATGCTCCAGTATTTCTTCACTTGCACCTCCTTCTTGGACCAAGGCAACCGTGTTGCCGTTTCAACTGCACGCCATCACGGATGGCTCGCTCCATACAATCACTCGCTACAATTCGTTTCCGTCCTCTGTCTTCCATGCCTTTACGGGGCGATGGTACGGGGGGCCTTGCCGGCCCTTGTCGTCTTACGGATTCGGCTTTGCAGCGGATGAATCCTTGATCTCCTTAACCATGGCGACAACGCTCGCCATCTGCCTGGTGAGGGCCTCCATGGTTTTTTTCATTTCCTCGTCATCCTCTTTTTTCGGTTTCTGCTTCGGCTCTGCGGGCGCGGGGCTCTTTTCGACCGGCCTGACCCCGTATTTCTTCATCAGCCGTTCTTCTTCCTGGCGTCTGATGAGTATTTCCTCGAAGTCATCGCCCTGCTCCGCGGCGATGTCCGTGCGCGTGGTCAGGAGGTTGTCCAGGGCGGCGATGTTCGCCTCCATGTCCTTCACGGGATCTACCCATGCCCAGACGCGGGGCTGGAACTTCGGCTTGTTGAACTGCTGGAACTTGGAGACGGGGAGGTTGACCTTGCCGGTCAAGAGCGACCACCGGAGCCAGCGTTCGAATACGGGGCGCTTATAGTTGACGATGAACCATGCCTGCAAAACCTTCCAGGAGTCCCGTTCCTCGAGCGCGCCGGACCGGAGGCTGGAATAGTTAACGCCTTCCAGGTCGTTCGCCAGGCTGTTGTAGGAGACCAGCATGCCTGAGGCTACCCCCCTGAGGGCGGACTTCATGAAGGGGCTGAAGTTGCCGGCCGGATGTTTGGGGTCGAACTGCTTCACGTCCCAGCCCTGGGGGATGATCCCCATGACGCCGGGCTCCACGTTTCTGATGAGGTTCCCCGAGGCGTCCTTTTCATCGCCGACATAGGCCCTTATCGATTCATCGGTCGCCTCCGGGCCCGGCACGTACCAGCCCATGTCGGATGCTCCGATGCGCGAGCCGATGATCTCGGCCTCTTCATAGGCGCCGATGTTGTTCAGCCTGGTCATAGAGGCATGCACCCAGGGCACAAAACGCGGCTGATTGAAGCGCTCGATTATGCCGAGATGGAGTATCTGATCCGCAGGGACGCGCATATACTTGCGGCTGTTGTAGGACCAGACGGAATCTCCGGGATGATCGTGCAGGAGTTGATATGCC